TTTTTTTTATATGGGGGTATTTTATCATCGACCAGGTGATTCTTCCACCATGGGTTCGTTGCATTTTACCATTTTTCTGATTTTATTGTATTCTTTTATGCTTAAATCTAATTGTAAAACTGGTCTATAAGGCCATTGTTTTTCTCTATCATTTATTTTTATGTTTTTAGATTTAGTTATAAAAAATGTATTAGGAGTATACATAATATTTTTTCCTTCTAGTTCAATGGCATTATTTTTATTGTTATCAGATCTCTCTTTAAAAAACCATAAACAAATTACTTCTTTATTTTTATTAAACTCACGTAAGTCTTTAAAAAATTCAAAACCAATTTTATATTTGGTATCAAAGTCTTGCCAAATTTGGTGAGAAAGGTTGTTTTGGTTTTCGTAAAGTTTATCGTATTCTTTAAGATTAAAAATGCCAGTTGCGTAAATGTATTCAACCGGTTCTTTGTGATAATGAGGTTTTCTTAATTTTTCCCAGTTCATTATGCATTGGAATTTTTAGATTCTCTATATTCGTCTCTTATAGATTCCCATTCCACTGCATATTTTTCTGATTGTTCATCAAGTGGTTCCCATATTTGTCCTCTGAACCACGGGCCACCTCTTGTGAAGTGAACATTTTTAGCATCAATATCTGCTGAACTATGTCCATCTAACCAGTTCCATTCTTCTGGTAGATTACCTATAAGGTCATCAAACTTAAGATTGTTTGCACGAGCATAGTCTTCAATCCATTCAAATCTATGCAACCATCTTCCTGATTTTGTACTTACATCATCCACAGTAAGATATTTGTGTGCTGGATGACTACAATTATACATTATTACTGAAGACCAGTTTTTACGATTATAATTGTATTGTTCATTACCATACATTTTATGGGTTTCGTTTGATGCTTGGGTATGATTATGTTTAATACAATACATTGCATATCCCGGATCATTGTATTTTTCAAATAACTCTAAAGGATCACTTCTAAAATACATATCACAGTCCATAAACACTGCCCAACCTTCTAATCTATGTAAAAATGGTGTTAAAAATCTTGAAAATGAAAAGTCAGTAGCAAATGGTCTGCCATCTGATTGATCTCTGTGTTGTATATCATTTTTAGGATCTACAGGACTTGGTAGTGCTGAACTGCCTAATTGCCACACTCGTCTATATAATCCTATTCGTCTTAATAAATCTTGCTTGATCGGGTATACGTTTATTGGACCCGATGCGTGTTTTTGTGCTGTATATTTTAGTACTTCATAAGGTTCGTCTTCTCTTGGATCGTATCCTACGTATATTGTTGGTATGTCTGTTGTCATTTTCTTCCTGATAAAATTTGGTGTATGTCTTTCCAGTTATTTACTCTAGTAATTTCAGGATGGTCGAAGTTTTGGTTGTAAGGACGATTGTATAATATAACCTTTAAACCGTAATTGAGCCCGGCTAAAGCGTTCTTAGGCTTGTCCTCAACCCAGTATAACCCTGTGTTATGAAACTCTGCTAATGCTGAATCTTTGTCTGCTCCTGTGCCTAATATTAGGTAGTTTGAAAAAACTTGTTTGCCAAATAGTTCTTCTAGTCGTCTTTTACGTAATTGTTGTGCAGGAATATCCGAAGTTTGCGAGCTAATTGGTATAAAAGTCCAACCTTCTGCGTGTAGTAGTTTGACCCAAGTTTGTGAATCTGGCATAGGTCGTTGTGTTCCCATCCAAGCACTTCTGTTAAACTCTCTGATCTCTTTTCTAATTTCTGGTATAGTAACACCAAAACGTTCTGCCATTTCGTAAGTGTTTTCTTTATTTTCTAACAATCTATATGGGTGAACTCTACTTCCTCTTTTGTCAAAGTATGTACGTTGTAACATCCATTTAGTAAAATGGTGTTCCCATTCTAATAATACGCCGTCGACGTCTGTAAGGATTATTCTATTTAATATTGGCATCTTCCATGCCTGCTACACGCAATTTAACAATGTTTGTAAGTTGCCATTGTTTTTGGTCTAGTCCTTTGGTAATGCCTAACCATTGGTTTCTTATAAGTGCAAAATCATTAATGAGTTTGTCCATATCAACAATGTCATCTTCACCATCAACATATTTTTCAGCATCTCTACTGGACAATGCTCTGTTATAATTTTCCAAATATTTTCTAAATGTTTTAGATCTTAATCTACGCAATTCAATATTAAGGTATTCAAGTATTGCTTCTATTTGTTGTAGTTGGCCAAATCTTTCTTCTACAATGCCTGGAAGTGTGGCACTAGCCTTTTCAAGATTACCGTATATTCTAACTTCTTTTTTGGCGTTGGTTAACTCTGTGTCAAAGTACTTAATACACTCTGGTATTTTTTCTAAGTTTCTACTTACTTCGTTGTACCAATTAATCATCGTCATATCGATCGTCATCATCTACATTGTCTTCATTATATTCCTCAAAAACTGCTCCAATGGCATTTTCTAGTATTGGATCATATTCTCCAATTGCCTTAATTTCGTTATGCTCTACTCCAATGTCGTCTAAGCACTTTACGAAATCAACTCCGGCGTCTGCCTTTTGTCTATCAGGAATAAAATGGGTCATTGCATTCCACAAACGTTCGATATCTTCATGTGTCATTTCCGCCATTTATTCATCATCCTTAGGTTGGTCATCTTGCGATGCTTGTGATAATTTATCAAAATCATTCATAAGCATATCCAATTTGGTTCCAACCCAGGCTTTTCTGAACTCTAAATGCTCTTTTCCTGTAGAATTTACATATTTTAGCCGATTTCCTTGCTGTGTTAGTACACCTTTTTTCTCAAAAAGATCCACTAGTCCGCTATGAGGATCCATTCCTGTTTCGTAAGGAATTTTCACTTGCACGGATTCAAACGGTTTTGTAAAACGTGTTTTCATTACTTTACAAGCCGCTCTAATGCCACGTGTCTCAGTAATTTTGTTACCTTGTTCGTCTTCTTTAAGTTTTAATTTTTTCATTGCTATTACAATAGATGATGCATATATAAAGCCTTGTCCACCCGATATTTTATCATCAGGGTTAAACATATCTTGTGATGCATATGTGTGGTTAGTTGCAACAAGTCCTACGTTCCATGAGCCAAACATATTGACACAATTACGAACTAATGCTGTTAAAGATTTCGCTTTTCTACCTAAGTCACCTTTCATTTCGCCTCTTTCAAACTGGTCCACATCTGTTGGAGTTAGTAACATACCCAAACTATCAACAACAAATAGTACTTTAGATGCATTTTCTTTGTCATCTTTATTTTCTTCTCGATATAGTTTCATGAAGTCTGATACAGTTTTTGCTACATCATCAACCATGGATAAATTTAATTTTAAAAGTTTTTCTTTGCTAGTATCTACACCGATATCTTTTAACCATTTTTCATCTAAAGCATTCTCAGTATCAATTAAAATTACAAATATTTCTTGCTTTTGTGCTTCTTTAACAACGTTTCCTGATGCAATATAAGACTTACCTGCTTGTGGCTCTCCAGCAAATACAGTTACTTTTCCTAAAGGGATACCTTTGTTAAAATCTCCACTTATTAAATAATTTAACGCATAGTTTCCTGTAGATATCCAATCAGTTGGATCATTAAATCCTACGCCCAATCCTTGTATTGATTTCGTAATACTCTTTCGAAATTTTGTTACGTCAAACGGTTTTGTCATTTTTATAATAAAATCCAGAGGATAACCAATACAATTAATACCCAAGCAGGTACTTGTTTGTATAATACCCAATCGATTACTTTTTTAATTTCTGTTTTCATACTGTCCTTATTATATTACACAAGGCCTTAACTGTCAATAATATTAAAGCCTTGGTAAATGTTAGGTTATTTTGCTTGTCTTGATCTTATAAGTTTCAGAATGTCTTCTGCTCTTTTAGCACTATCACCAACCGGTTGTGCTGTCGAAGTAGAAACAGATTCTGTCACGGCAGTCTTCACTTCAGAATTTGGTATATTTGAAGTTTTTTCTGTTGCAACAGGTCTACTTGCTGTTGGTATAGATACTCTAGCACCTACGCCTGCAGGTCTAAAATATTGCCCATATTTCTCAAGATCATAAGCTTCACCGTCAACAGATTTTTCAAATAATTCTTTGATTATTTTTACTTCTGC